TCGGGGCTTCGGTGAGGGATTCGGTCAGGGCTTCGGTCAGGGCTTCGGTCGGGGATTCGGTCAGGGCTTCGGTCGGGGATTCGGTCAGGGCTTCGGTCTGGGATTCGGTCTGGGATTCGGTCTGGGATTCGCAATCTTGGTGCTGTTTGTCAGGAGATGCAGAATTTGGTGCTTGGTATGAATACTGGAAGAAGATTAATATCTACCAAGAAGATAAGGCTGATAAGTATGTTGGTTATCTAAGGTCAGGTGCTTTCTATGTCTTCTTTTTTGAAAAAGTCGCTTTCGTAATGGTTAGACCTACTAGCGTCTTGCAGAACGACAGAAAACAACTGCACTCTCTCACAACTCCAGCTCTTACTTTTCAAGACGGAACTGAAATTTACTCTATTGACGGCGTAACTTTTGACAAGGAATGGTGGGATAAGATTGCTAATGACCGAATGACACCAGACGAGATATTTGCTATCGATAATGTAGAACACCGCCGTATTGCATATCAATATATGGACAAGGCGAAGATGAAATCTCTTAAAGATTTTAAAGTCTTAGACGAACAGATTGACACCAAAGGCAATCCAATGAAAGTAATCTCTTTCACTGTGCAGAATATGGACGAGCCATTAAAGTTCTATAATTGTATCTGCCCAAGCACCGGTCGTGAATACTTTTTAGGGACTGATGAAACTACTTGTGTAAAAGCAAAGAACAAATCTTTCGGATTAGAAGATTGCGAATTTATTAATGAATGGTAAAAATAATTATATGCTAAAACAGGAGGACTATTTCAAGCCAAACAATGGCTATCTAACAAGAAGTCTAATTTCTGACTTCCGCCTCTCACCTAACTACTTCTACCGCAAACATATTTTAGGCGAGATAAAAGATAAGAATAAGGACTGTTACCGCATAGGCTCAGCTACCGATGATATTTTGGCTCAGATAGCTAATAAGAATAACTATCACATCTTTGACGGTGATTTCAGAAGCAAGGAAAATCGTCAAATGAAAGCTGATTTAGAGGCTCAAGGCAAGATTGTAGTTAAAGAAGCCGAGTATCAGCAAATTATGGCTCTAGCTATCGCTGTAGAGTCCACAGAAGCCTATCAACACCTCAATACCTATCCAAGACAAGTCTTACTGCAATGCGAAAAAGAGTTTAAGAACGGCTCATTTCATGGCCTCGCCGCCCTACCAGACTTCGCCAAGATTACTAATGATAGCGCTGACCTCTGTGATCTTAAAACAACTACAGGTTTACCCATTTTCAATGGTCAAAAGTGGCGTTACAAGTGTCAGGACATGGGTTACTTCCTACAGTTTGCCTTACAAACCATCATCTTGCAGAGGCAAGGCATAAAGAACTTCACTTACCGGCATTTAATTGTAGATAAGACGGAAAACATCAATAATGTCTATGCCGTAATGATTCATCCACAATTCATAGAAGATGAAATTCCTGACCTCTTAGATACCATAGAGGAGATAGGCAATTCTGACTTTAAAAAACCTATCGTTTCTTGGGCTCACGCTCATTATCTAGAGAAAAATCCAGTCAGCCGAGAAGAAGATTTTAATTAATTAAAAATATGAAACATAAATACTTAGGCAATAGCTATTATCTGGTGTGGCTAGTGATCAATGGACAGGATTGCTTCCAGCGAGTCGTCCATAGGGAGCAATTAGCTTATTTACTAGCTATAAACAGTTAATCCCCCGTGGCGTAACCAACTGCTTACTAACCGGCAGACTTTCTATGCCACTTGTCTGAGGTGAAAGGTTACAGAGCCTCAGACCTTTTAAGAGAAATTTATTAACTAAAGACAAAAATATGGACGAAACATATAAGATAGTCCGAACTTACTCCGCTGGCGTATTCGCTGGTAATGTAGTGAGTCGTAACGGACAAGAGGTCAAAATGACTAACGCTCGCCGTTTGTGGTATTGGTCAGGAGCGGCTTCACTTTCACAATTAGCGGTAGATGGAACTTCAGACCCAGATAATTGCAAATTCCCAGCTCCCGTAACAGTGGAATTACTACAAGTAATTGAAATTTTAGATGTTACTGATAAAGCTAAAAAATCTATTGAAAGCGTAACTGTATGGCAAAAATAATTAACTCTGGCTCTGGCTCTGGCGATGGCTATGGCTCTGGCTCTGGCTATGGCTATGGCTATGGCTCTGGCGATGGCTCTGGCTCTGGCTATGGCTATGGCTATGGCGATGGCTCTGGCTCTGGCTATGGCTATGGCTATGGCTATGGCGATGGCTCTGGCTGATAACAGCCAAGGCGAACGATAGTCCTAGAGCCAGTGCAATTCTGGCTGTTTGTCCATTAACAATAGTTAAGTAAAATGTAATCGTGTTAACAATGGTTAACTAAGACACCTTTTTGCTGGTGTCGGCAAAAAGTCTAATAAATAAAAATTATGTTCAAAGAAACGCCAGACGGACAGACATACTCCTGCTCCCACGAGACCACTAACACGAGTGGGATATGTGATGAGTGTTTAGGCTCATCAATTAAAGAGATTAAATAAACTATATGTTAATATTCTGTGACCAAAACAAATCACTAGTGGAGAAAGTCAAGGCGGTGATGCCAGCTGACTTCTGGGGCGAACCAATTAAGGTTATTGAGGGCGATATTTTTCAGGTCGCTAAGGATAACGGCTGTCTAATCGCTACTGCCTCCAATCCTCAATTCACTATGGGAGGTGGACTGGACGCCCTCATTAAGAATAACTTCCCAGAGGAGTGTAAAAAACCTGTCGCTTGGACGAAAAGCGAACATCTTTACTTCGTTCTAACGGTAGATGACAAAATCCAAACCGGTAAAGAGATTGTCAAAACCGCTCTAATGAACATCTTCGGTAATCGTCATCTCAACATCGCTTTTACTGGGCTGGGGACTGGCATTGGTGATCTGAGTGAAGACGATTTTATTGAAGTTTTAAAGTCTGTTTTGATTGCTAGCAGATTATCTTTTACCGCTCTAGAGATAAAGGGTTATAAGGCTTTTGACGATGGCTGGAAGTGTAGAGACAAGAAGTATGTTGTAGGTCAGGACTATAATGAGAGCGATATTAGCATCTGTAATCGTGGTATGCACTTCTGTCGCAAGGCAACTAGCATTTTAGAGTTTTACAATAATCCTTTTTTTATTGCTGAGGTTATCGGAAGCGGTAAAGCCGAAGAAGAAAATAACAAGGTCTGTGTCAGTAATATGAAGGTAGTTAATGACATTACTTGGAACAGATCTAATCTTATGAACTCGGGTGACCGCAACTCGGGTTACTACAACTCGGGTGACTACAACTCGGGTGACTACAACTCGGGTGACCGCAACTCGGGTTACTACAACTCGGGTTACTACAACTCGGGTGACTACAACTCGGGTGACTACAACTCGGGTGACCGCAACTCGGGTTACTACAACTCGGGTGACCGCAACTCGGGTGACTACAACTCGGGTGACTACAACTCGGGTGACTACAACTCGGGTGACTACAACTCGGGTGACTACAACTCGGGTGACTACAACTCGGGTCACCACAACTCGGGTGACCGCAACTCGGGTATATTTAACACGGACGAACCTATGATGAGGTCTTTTAACAAAATGACCAAAATCAAGTTAAGTGAATATATTAATAGCGATAAGTATGTTTACTTTGAATTACCTATCAATATCTATGTTTGGTCATCAGATATGACTGACAAAGAAAAAGAAAATCACCCAGAGTGGAAAACCACAGGCGGTTACCTTAAAAAACTGAGCTACAAAGAAGCTTGGGCTAAGTGGTGGGAGAGTAATCAAGATAGAAAAGATAAGATTAAAAAAATCCCTAACTTTGATAAAAAATTATTCAAAGAAATTACGGGCATTGAGATTAAATAATATGAACAAAAGACCTTGAGTCATAGCTCGAGGTCAATAATCTGGTAAGGTTGTATTGGATAGTAATCCACGGGATGGCCGTAGTCCTGAGATCACCTCCTTACGGTAGCCGTATTATTGTTAAGCCTATATTTTATATAGCACAGCAATAGTTTAGCCTCTAAGAGTATTGCTAGCGAATGTGCTCTGCGAGTCAAATCTCGCCAACCTTATCAGATTATTGATTAATTAAATTAAATAATATGAAATACCTTGTAAGATCACAAGAATTTGATGACATTTGCAGCTTCACTATTCAAGACACGAAGACAGGTGAAACATATCATAATGTAGATATATGGACAGATGCAGGGCTTCCACATGAACCACAAGATGTGGAGTCAGATGGGTCTTTTATTAACTTTATGAGGAGTTTTGTTGGTAAAACACTTGAAATACCTAATCTACGCCCAAGAGCATACTTTACAAATGGTAAAATAGAAATTTTATGAACGACCAACTACAATCAGATCGCAGGAGATTTTGGGGAGAGGCTTTTTGCACAATATTCAAGAGTGTAGGGATAAATACCTCCGTAGAATACGCAGATAAAGCCTTAGAACAGTTTGATAAAAGGTTTCCTGAGATACAAGAAGAAGTTAGATATGGTTGTATTAATTGCAATCCATATAATGAGGTTAAGGAATAGAGTATGAAAGAATACAAGTTTATTTTAACAGAGCAAAAAGACGGAAGATGGTTTGGAAGAATTGACGATAGAGAAAATGCCGTAGATGAAGACGGAACTCCTGTTAGCCAAATTTATATTGATACGGGCAATGACATTGATTGTTGCTTAAACAGTATGGAAGAAGCATTGCTTTGTTTATATTCACAACTTAAAGAATATTTAAAATCTAAATAGGTTATGAATAAAATAATACATGGAGACTGTCTTGAGGTGATGAAGACAATGGAAGATAATTGCGTGGATAGCGTGGTGACAGACCCTCCTTATGGAATATCTTTTATGGGCAAGAAGTGGGACTATGATGTGCCAAGCGTTGAAGTATGGAAAGAAGTGTTACGAGTATTAAAGCCAGGTGGGCATATACTTTGTGCTTGTGGAACTAGAACACAACATAGAATGGCAGTTAATCTGGAAGACGCTGGATTTGAGATTAGGGATATTGTGGCTTGGGTGTATGGTTGCTTATCAGAAGACACAGAAATACTTACAGAAAAAGGGTTCAGGCTCTTGCGTAAAACCAAGCACTATGATAGAATTATGATATATGATGTTCAAACCAACTCTTACAAATGGGAGAAGCCGAAAGCGTGGCAAATATATAATATCCAGCAGGATACCGCTTTTAGAATACAATCAGATTATACAGACCAAATCGTCAGCAGAAATCATCGTTGCCTTGTTGAACGAGAAGGAAAACTTGTATTCATACAGGCAGAAGAACTCTCTGGAATGGAAACAATGCCTTATTTGCCAAGTGGTGTTTCTAACTTACAGAAAGTATGTGGGGAATTACTGTTCTCGTCAATGTTGTGGAAAAGCAAAAGATTGGTTGAAAAACTATTCAGCAAATGGCAAGGGAAAATTGAGAACAGGAAAGGGGTTAGCAGGAGAGAAAAATCCAGCGTGGAAGGGGGGACTGACTTACAGGAAGAGAAAGGGAAAGTATGCCGACCAATCTATAAAATATGTGAGATGTCCAAAAGACTATTTGGATATGGCGAGAAAAGATGGTTATGTAATGGAACACAGAATAAATGTTGCGATGATAATTGGCAGACCGCTAACAAGACAGGAAAGTGTTCACCACATCAATCACGATGCGACAGACAACAGGATAGAAAACTTAATGCTATTCAAGACGAATGCGGAACACAAGAGATACGAATGGGGGCAGGATATAAAACCACTCTGGCAACCATAACACCTATTGAATATACGGGAATGATATTTTGCCCAACTGTTTCAACTGGTGCTTTTGTTGCTCGTAGAAACGGGAAGGTATTTATTACAGGGAATAGTGGTTTTCCGAAATCATTAAATATAGGTAAGGCGGTGGATAAATTGCAGGGGAATGAGAGGGAGGAGTTTGTTCATCAATATTCCTCAAGGCGTGTTAGTTCAATAAACTCTAATGCGTCTCACGAATACGGATTTGACACAACCAAGAAGACCGATTCCAAAGGAAACTCCCCCTACGAAGGTTGGGGAACAGCTCTTAAACCTGCTATGGAATTATGGACTCTTGCTAGAAAACCACTAGAAGAAAAAACAGTAGCAGAAAATGTATTGAAGTATGGAACAGGTGGAATAAATATAGACCAATGCAGAATTGAAACAGAAGACAAGATGTCATATTCAAGTTCACAAAAAGAAGGTATAACAAAATTTTCTACTGGAACTACCGAACAACACCCACAAGGTCGCTTCCCAGCAAACTTTATCCACGACGGTTCTGATGAAGTAGTAGGGTTGTTTCCGAATACTAAACCAACCAAACCTCACGGTGGAGATGGTGGTAAACTAGATACTCAAAATATGGGTTGGGGCTTCAAAAGAATGCCTTGTGAATTATCGGATAACGGTGGCTCTGCATCTCGCTTCTTCTATTGTGCCAAAGCAAGTAAGAGTGAAAGGAATAAAGGGTGTGAGGAGTTGGAGGAGAAAGAAACTAACAGATATGGAGATTATGAAGGAACAGAAGAACACGCACCAAAAAAGAATGTAAAAAATACCAACTACCACCCAACAGTTAAACCTATCTCTCTTATGAAACACCTTTGTAAACTTATCACTCCCAGAGATGGAATAGTCCTAGACCCATTTGCTGGTTCAGGATCAACTCTTATAGGTGCAAGAGAAGAGGGCTTTAACTATGTTGGAATAGAAAAAGAACTTGAATACATAGAAATTATAAAAAAAAGATTAAATCCCCCACTAACAAGCTCTAAGTAATGAATTATGGACATACAAACAAAACTAAAACAAATAGAGGCGGAGTTTGATGAGAAGTATCCAGAGCTTTGGTCAAGCAACGATGGAAGAGAGGGATATGACAGCGAAATTAGCCAAACTGTCAAATCCTTCTATACCTCACAAATGAAATCTTTACTCAAAGAGTATCTAGAGTGGGCGGAGGTGATTAAGAATGAGATTAAAATTATTTTTAATGAAGCTGAGGAGCGAGAGGACAGAGTTGAGATTGATGATGTTATAAAATTACTAACTCCTAAAGAATAATTATATGGACAAACCAAGATTAGAAAGATATTTAGAAGAGATGAAAAAACATGAAAATTCTGCCATTCTAGCCACATTAGCTGATATCATTGAAGCCATATTAGCCGAACCTGAAATGACCAAAAAAGAATGGGAGGAGTTAGGTAAGAGAAAAGGTTTTATTTAAAATATATGAGAACACCTAAATACCCTAAATGCCAAAGATGCGGTAAGGTCTATGACGCCTATGGGATGAGTAAGTATTGCCCAGACTGTCGTTTAGAGAAGAAGAAAGAGTGGAAAAAGAAGACTACCCGTAGGCGTTACTCTCAAGAGAAAGAGATGAGGTCGCAAAAGGCTAAGGAGAGGTATTGGAAAAAGAAAGAGGAGAATAAATTGTTTGAAGAGAAGTTTTATAGTAAATAGGATGCTTTACGATCATCAACAAAAACTATTAGACCTTAACCCTGCGATGCACCTGATCGCTTGGGGGACTGGTACCGGCAAAACTATTACTGCCATAGAACTTGCCATGAAGAATGGCGAGGAAGCACTTATTATCTGCCCTAAGAGCCTTGTTGAGCAGTGGAAAGCACAAGTGCCGGATAATTGGTTGGTGATCAGTAAGGAACAATTTAAAAAGAAATACAGACAATTAAATAGCTTTAACTGCCTGATCGTGGATGAAGCTCATTACTTTGGCAATTACAAGTCGGGACTCACTAAGGCGCTACTCGACTATATTAAACTTCATAAGCCTAAGTATCGCTATTTGCTAACTGCCACCCCTTATCTTTCCTCAAGCTGGAATCTTTACAGTTATGGTCTGATTTTCGGCAAAGACTGGAACTGGTATAAGTGGTATAAGCACTACTTCAACGAAGTAAAGTTTGGCCAGCGCAAGATACCGGTCGCTAAGAAGATTGTCAACGGCTTGCCTATCGAGCAGGAGATAGCTCGCCTAGTGTCAGTTCTTGGCTCTACAGTGGCGCTAGAAGACTGTTTTGATGTTCCAGAACAAGTTTATCAGGTAGAATATTTTGATCTGACCAAGCGTCAGATAAAGGCTATTGAGGATATGTGGGACCCATTGCCTATCGTCCGTTTCACTTCCGAAGCGCAAATCTGCGGCGGAACTTTAAAAGGCGATGGCTATCGTGAAGACCAGACCTTTGCTTCGGAGAAGATGGACCGTGTCCTTGATATTATCAAGGCCAATAAGAAGTTAATTGTTGTTTGTCACTTTAATAATGAGATTAAGGTGCTGGCCAATAAGGTAGGTAAAAAGAAAGCGATCATTATCAATGGCGATGCTAAAGACCGGCACAAGCTTGTGGCTCTAGCAGAGGAAGCTGACGACTGTGTAGTCTTCATCCAAGCGGCCTGCTCCGAGGGGTTTGAACTTCCCAGCTTCCCACTGATGGTTTTTTATTCCTATGATTATAGTCTGAAAAATGCTGTGCAGATGAAAGGCCGCATATTGCGTGCTAATAAGCTCAAGAAAAATGTTTATTTGTCACTGATAGTGACAAATAGTATTGATGAAGATATTTATAAATGTATCGAAAGGAAGGAGGATTTTAATTTAGCTATCTATGAAAAAAGTTGAAGCCGCACTGACAACCAAGTGGATCAAGTGGGCCAAGTATAATTTGAAGAAGCAATTTATAGCTGAAGTTAAGTGGTGTCCTAATGGTAGATTTAATTTTAAGAGTGGCTCATTCCCCAAAGAATTACGACTATTAACGCAAGCAAAGCACGGCGTATTAATGCACAAACAGTCAGATATTGGCATGATCGGTACGCTGTGTGATGTCTGGGGATTATACAAATCTGAGGCTTGGGTGGTAATATTCTATGATAAAAAGCGCTTTTATATCATAGATATTGACAAGATTATGGCCTTAATCAAGGCCAATAAGAAGTCAATTACCGAGAATGAAGCCAGTCTTTTAGCTGATTATAGTGATACATTGAGATAGACTTGACAACTATATAATAAAAAATATATAATAAATTAAAATTAATAATCAAACTAACATTATGTCAAAAAAAATAGTAAAAGGTGAGGTAGCCCCAGAAACTAGCTCTGAAATCAGCAAGAAAGATCAGCTCATTAAAGAATTACAAGCTGAAGAAGAAGCTAACCTAAGAGCTTGTTCCCAAGAAGTAGGCATTGCTTTGCAAAAGTATGGTTATGAATTATTTATTGACCAGTCTATTAAGATTAGGAAAGCGAGTTAATAAAAAAAACAGCTAAGTGATTAGCTGTTTTAAAAATATGGAATTTTTAAGAATATTAATTATAGCAGTACTAATGACAGTTTTAATTGAATCACTCTGTAATTCTACCAGACTGGAATAGTGCCTGACTAGGTACTGATAGTTTTTGTCCTAGCTTATTTATAGTAGCGCCTGTTTTACCAGACATTTCTACACCAGTAGTCATAAGCTTTTGACCGGTTTTAGAAATTATGAATTTGCTAAATGCAGCATCTCCTAAAATCATTTTAACTGCCAGTAAAGGGTTCATTCCTGGGAAGGCTGTAGCAAGCTCTGACATTGTTCTAAGCAAGAATGCAGTTTGAGATCCTTTGGCCATGTCTTGACCTCTAGCAACAGCTCTACTTAACTTTTCTAAATCATCAACTGCTTTCAACTGATCCGTATCTAAAATAACATTAAGCTTTTGACCATACTTATTTTTAACTTTAGTTATGCCTGAAGCTGTAAAATCTCCAGAAGTCTTGCTCCTAGCATTATCAAAAATATCACTTAGGACATAAGCCTGTAATGACTTAGCATTTTCTGGACCAATGGTTTCAATAATACGAGGAATATCCTCGATTGAAGTTGATTTATTAATAATGGCTGGCAGTATCTTATCTGGCTGGTCTTTGAAAGCAAATATCTTTTTAGCGTATTCAGTATCAAGCTTTTTAAGGCCTTGTTTGTAGAAGTCATTAGCTGTTCTTATTTTAGCTGCAACTTCAGGATTAACTCTTTCTAAACTAGCAACAAAATCATCATCCATAGTAGCGATAACCTTTTTCAGAGATGCCTTGTCTCCGGTAGAAATAGGATCCATGAAATTATTAGCTTTTTGATTCAGCTTATTGATGGTAGCATCAATTTGTCGTGCAGTAGGCTTTGACTCTAGTCCTTTCCTTAGATTTTTATAAAATATAAGTTCAGGAGTCGGTCTGCCTAATGTTTTAGAGGCATTCTTTTCAGTGGCAATTATATTATCTAAAGTATCAATACTTTTAGACATATCCATCTGAGTTATTAGAGGTATTTTTGCTTCAGAAAATAATTGGTTTTTTATTTTAATATAATTTTCTTTATATTTTTCCAGGCTTTTAACTATATTAACACCAATGGAACTTAAATCTTTATCAGCTGAGATAGCATCAACAGTTTTGTTGGCAATATCATCCATCTTGCTAGCAGCTTTTTCTAATTGAACACTTATCTTGTCACCAAAAATACCTCTGCCACCAATAGTTTCCAGCATTTTAACAACATTGGATTTAGACAACGAAGATGCTGGTAGTTCAACACCTTGTCTAGCCGCAGTTTCCATTACGCCAGTATCAACTCTACTTGCAAAAGGCGATAATGTTTTACCTGCTGTAGCCTTATTCAATAGACTACCAGCTCCTTTTGTAATAGCTGAAATAGGTTCTATAGCTTTGCCGACATTACTAACAGTCTTCCCAACTTCAGCTAATTTACCAAGCTTAGATACTGTTCCGACTTTACTAGCTATAGCGCCGCCGGCAGTCATAATAGTTGCTAAATCAGAAGCAAAGCCCACAGGGTCATTAATGACTGTTTCTTTTAGCTTATCAGGACTACCATATCTATCTTTAAAGAATTGACCAACCGCATTAGCATATTTTTCTTGGCCTTGTTCTCCTGGTATTAACTTTTCAGCAGTGCCTAAGGCTATATTCCCAAGACCTTTTGCAGTATCTGTCGGATTGGAAAAAGCTTGATAAATATCACCAACCATTTTTCCTGCGCTGGGTAAAATATTGCCAGGCAAGTCTTTCCAACTACTTTTTTTAGAGATCATGTCTTGGTATTCAGGGTATTTAGCCAACATTCTATTGCCTAATTCTTCATCGGACAAATCGCTATATTGAGGATGCTTAGCTTTTATAGTTCTGCCAAATTCTTGGATAGTCATATTATTATTTATCTTATACCTAATGGATCATTATTAGTTTGGTTTCTATTGCTAACACCACTATAATTAGTAAGATAGTCTTTACCATTACCGTCAGTAATCATATCTATTCTACGTCCATATTCATTAAACACATTTTGATACTGTTTAGATGATGTTTTAGCTTTATTATCTACTGTCTCACTAATAAACTTCCTAGCTTCTTCTGTAAGGAAGCCTGAATTAGTAAATATCCTCTTAGACTTTAAACCATATTTCTGAAGTAATGCTTGAGAATACTCTTGAATAGTATCGTATTCACCTTCCTTAACAGCCGAGCCAGGATCCATAACTTTAGCAAATGTGTAGATACGTGCCATATCATCAGTAGGACTATTACCTAATGTCTTTAATGATGATGCGTTGCCTTGTATAATATTGTATTCTTTGACAATAGGCTCATTATCGAATTGACTAACAATCTTATCAACACGAGTTTTATCATTAGTACTTAAATTTTTAAGCACTAAACCTGCATTAGCAATTTCTTTTTTAATTTTAGTCGCTTCAGTCGGAGTTATGCTATCTAAAGAAGCTGTACCTTCATAAACCTGCTTGGCTAATGGTGATAAATTACTAGCACTATCAAACAAAGAACCACTACCACCTTCTTTTTGGTACATTTCTTTAATAAATTCTTTCTTTTGCTCCGGTGTTTTAGCTAACCATTCTTCATCTGAAATAGCTGTGTATGTCCACCTTTGGTTTCCATTTTGAGAATAAAAAGCTCTTTTAGAAACATCTTTTGCTGCCATGTCTAAAGCTTTAATTGTTGTAGAAATAGGATCACCAAGTAATTTAGCTGTCATTAAATTAGAGTTACCAGGGAATTTATCTCCAATTACATAATCTATACCCTCTATTAAGCCTAAGGTCTTAGCCGCATCAGTGGTCATTGCGGTAGGGTTATTATTTCTATCAGTTCTGTATTTATCAACTACCTGACCATCTATAATGGTTTTACCAGCATTTTGTACATTCAGTTGATCGTTAATACCTGGATGAGAGTCTTCATAAGCCTTTAATTTCAAAGAATTTTGGAAGTTAAGGTTAGCTAATTCTATGGCTTGCTGATGATCTAACAAATCCTTTTCAGCCTGAGTAATTTTATCAGCTTCTTCTTTATATCTATCTCTGGCGATTTGATAATTATTGAGCGCAGCAGTAGCTAAGTCCTTATAAGTACCGGACATTTGACTAACTATATTGCTGAAGTTAGCAAAATCCATGTCTAACTTCTTGCCTTGACTGGCAATGGACTGTGATAAAGCTCCCATACCAGTTACACCCAATTGTTTAAACAAAGGATTTTCACCAATACTTTGATTAGCTTGACCACTTTTCGCTCTAATAGCCTCTTGCAAAATACGCAAAGCCTCATTTGGTTGTGAGGTTTTTTGCACATTAGCCGCAGCACTATCAACACCAGCCCTTAAAGTATTAATGTCTGTAGCAAGCGGTGCGGTAGCACCACTAACAGAAGCCATGCCAGTTCCATTGTATAGACTTTCATTAACGCTTGACTTTAATTCATCAGGCAGACCACCGGCTGATACGGGATAAGCAATACGATGAAGATTAGCCCAGTCTTCCGCAGTCGTTGGATTTTTCTTGTAGATAGATTGATAGCTTTTGAGAGCTAATTTCTCTTTATTAATATCTCTTTGCACGGCCATATAGTTAATTAAATGTTAGTTTTAAGATTTTGAGAAACTTTCCAATTTTCAATAATGCCTTGCAAAGTGCTAGCATATTTACTCTGCTTCTCTTGCTCCAATGAACCTGTCAAATTGACACCCCCTGGGGTGTATTGTAAGCCAGGAGCAGCTAAGGCGACATTAGCAGAGCCAATTTTATCTTCAGCGGCACGACCAAGCTGTTGTTGTTGAGCGGCATAACGAGCAGCGGTAGATGTAGCTAGCAGTCTATTTTGTTGATTAACATTACCTTCATAAAATATACCAGGCATACCAGCAAAGCCTATCTGATTAGGAGTAGTGCCATCACCATTCTGAGCATAGGCACTACTAGCACCCAGACTTTCAATACCTTTACCGGTAAAAGTCATACCAGACTTTTCTAAGCCGGTTTGGGCTTGACGAATAGCATCGGCAGAGGTGTATCTTTGTGCTTCTAATTCAGCAGTCCGCGCATCTTTCATGGTGTTAAAGGCGGTATTAATATCGCCAATAGCCACACTGGTTAGCTCTTTAAAGTAAGGATCAACAGTCTCAGTCTTAATCTTATTAAAAGTATCAATGATTTGCTGAGGTTGGAAGTCAGTCGCGTCAGGGTATAGGGAAACGGTCTGCCTCCACAATGCCTTAATTTCATCAGGTAGGTTGCTGGCATCAATAATAGCGAGCGCTGCTTTGAGTTTATCACTCTGCACAGCTTTTTGAGCATTAGACACATAGCCGTACTTCTTTTGTTCAGCAATCAAAAATTGATCTAAGGCAGCTGGAGTAGAACTTGCCCAGTTGGCGATTTCCGCTGAGGTAGCGGTTCTATCAAAATATTTCTGGTATAAGTCATTTATCCACTTTTTATCCTCAGCTGATATTTCATTAGTAGTTCCAGTGGTGCTGCCGGTTCCATTTCCAGTACCAGAATTATTAGTGCCTGTGCCACTCTGGCTACTAGTAGGAGCTTTATAGCTACCTGGTGTTAATCCCCAGCCCTGACTTTGTAATTCAGATGCTCGTGCACTACCAATATCAACGATTTCACTTTTACCGTCTGGGCCATAAAGAGTTGCTTTGCCGGTGGAGCTATTTGTGTTACCACCAGCATTGTAACTGCCAGGTGTTAGCCCCCAACCTTGTGATTGAAGTTCAGAAGCTCTGGCACTGCCAACATCAACAACCTCAGTCTTGCCATCAGGACCATAGAGAGTAGCCTTTTTAGTAGTCGTATTATTATTGCCAGGAGCCGCAACCTCTTTCGCTCCGGCATAATCACGCAATAAGGTTTCTACATTAGGAATCTTTTGATTAGTTTCAGCATCATAAATATCAGTGCCAATACGATAAATACTTTTGCCAGAACTAGGCGCTGCATTTGTTGCACCGGGAACAGGGGCATTGTTAGTAGCGTAATTCCAGTTATCTTTGTCTGTTTGTGTCCACTCGGCAGACGGCTTATTAGCTAATGCAGTAATACTAGCTTTTTGAGCATCGTTTAAGCCTGATTTAAAAGGAATAGAGCTATTAGCTTGTGTAGTTGAAGTAGGCGTGGTGGTAGCTAGGCCTGGAATAGCAGTGTTGTTAGTAGCATAGTTCCAGTTATCCTTATCAGTCTGAGTCCAACTAGCCACTGGCTTAGAAGTGAGGTCAATGATGCTTTGCTTTTGTGCGTCATTAAGGCCTGCCTTAAAAGGAATGTTAGAAATGATAGATGTTTGAGCAGTAGTATTAGTTACTGGATTAGTAATGATAGTATTACCAGCTAAACTTTTGACAGGAGCGGTATAATTATACTTTACCCTTTCAGCCTGCAAAAAATCCTCTAACTGTTTGACAGTAGAAGTCCCTTTATCACCCCAGTTAGCTAGTTCAGCGGCAGTAGCATTACGACCAAAGTATGAGTTGTATAATTGATTGACTGCAGCGTCATTGGCTTTAGAGCCGAGATGACCAGTGTCATAGACATAAGACGGGCTCGTGGGGTCGCTGGCTGGCTTGTATGTGCCTACACTAGACTGACTAGGTTGATAAGTCCCAACGCTAGCTTGGCTTGGTTTGTAAGTTCCCACCGAAGCCTCGCCACCTTGAATATCACTAATGGTTCTAACTGGTTCGTCAGGCAGATTGACAGTTGTCTGACCTAGTTTTTCAGCAGTTTGAGCTGAAGTCTGACCAGCACCAGGAGTTTCACCTAATTGAGTATAAAACTGTGCATACTGAGGAATTGATTTAATATCAATACCCATTTCAGCTAGTTGTTTAGACTTAGCATCTAACGCCTGTAAAGCCATTTCTCTTTCTTTAAAAGCGGCTTGCTGGTCTTCTGGTTTAGCTGAATTATTCCAGTTAATGTATCTATCTACATTTCTAGCTAACTCGGAATTGTCAGACGAACTGGTGAAAGAGCTGACAGCAAAATCTCTATCTCTGTTAAAGCTTCTAGTGCCGTCTTCCCACAATTTTATAAGTTTGTCGCCATCGCTTTCTCTAGCACCAGCACCAAAATACATCTTAGCAAGAGCTTTTTTTAAGACTGGGTCGTCTTTGACTTGTTGTAATGTTACATTTTGTAGTTGTTCAAGTGAATACATAAATTTATAATGGTGGTAATTGAATTAATAAAGAAGTTGTTTTAATAGCCCTACCAACCTTTACAGAATTAGAACCTGCCGATGTTCCGATTAAACCTGGTGTATTTGACAAATAATAAACCGAACCGACTGTTAAACCCGTGAGAGAGTTAGCTGCACCAGATAAATATACTCTAACATTACCACCATTTGAGATTGTTTCCATAGCAAAACCTATAAAGTTATTATACCTGTAAGAATAGCTGGAGTCTGCTTCAGTCTTCAAAACTCTTGGACCAGAGGCGGTGCTGAACTGAGCCATATTTATTTGGAAATGAAGATCTGTAATAGAACCACCTGCTGGCGTTGACCAAACACCTAAACTTCTTAGATAGGCTACCCCATTAGCGTAACCACCAGCCGAGTTTCCAATATACCTATAACAGTTAGACCCGTCTGAGCTTGGAGCTGAGAATACTACTGCATAAACAGTGCTAGAGCTTAAAATACCGTTAATAGTTGCCGTATAATCAGCAAAAGCAGATGTAGAAATACTTGCCTCTGATATGGTGGTTGAGTAGAGAGATGCACCTGTTGGTATTCCTGCGGCGGTAGCATAAATAGCCACTGTCATATCGCCAGGATTGCCAATTCTTTTGACATTAATAATCACATTTACCACCGTCTGTTGGTCATCTGCTCCAGTTGTAAATGTTTGAGCGATACCTCCATTAGGCGGAGCCTCTTGGTCTGAAATTTCGTTAGTATCAGTGGTTTGTGATATTAAATAAGTTGTTTTTTCTAAAGTGCTTACAATTAAAGCATCGCCTGCGGTAATGTCCTCGCCAGCAACATAGGAATTGACAATATTAGCATTAGTGCTGGTTAGTGATGATCCGTCCCAGTTAATGTATTGAGAAGAGTCACCGATTGACAGCTTATAAGCCGAAGTATCATAACCAAGAAAGAAGCCCGTTCCAGTAGCATAAGCTGTCTGACCGCCTCTAATGTAACCTGAAGTGTTTAGAGTAATTGTGCCTGCTGTAATGGAACCCAAGTCAGCGTTTATGGCTGATAAATTAGACACGCTTATTTTGGTAGCGGTGATAGCTCCAGCCGCAATCTCATTAGCAGTGATGCTTCCAGCCACGATATTAGCAGCATCAATGTTATAGGAATTGTTATTGAGCAACATAAATGTCGCCTCAGTCGTGCCATTTTGAGCAATGGCAAGTAATATCTTATTATCACCAACAGCAGTCGCTGCGGTAGTAGTTGTTTGGTAAGCCGTAATAGAAACATCAACATCTAAATAGATGTAGGTTTTAGCCGCCATATTACCAGTGTTACCAGAAGAAATGGAATAGGCTGTGCCGTCAGCTAAAGTGAGAGTGCCAGACGACCAAGCAACAGTATCGGCATCTGTGACAGAGAAGGTGCATGTCTGAGTCCAATTAACTAAGGCAAGAACTGCTTTGCTAGCGGTTACTGAAGCACCGCTTAAATATGTCCCATCAATAACCGAACCAGCACTAGCGGTGATAGCACCAGAAATGACAGCGGCAGTGCAATTAAGAACTCCAGCGGAGTCAATGTAGAATTTATTAGCGTGAATAGAGGCGTCTGACCCATTGGAATATAGAGTCATATCACCAGCGTTAGCGGTGTAACCCGAATGGTCTTCTGTACCTGTATAAATAGAAGTTGAGTTTATTGTCCAGCCTCCGATAGCACCAGCCGTAGCCGTCAGTGAGCCTGCAATAGATAGAGTCGTGCCGTTCCAAGTTAGTTTATCGCCAGCTGAATTACCGACAGAAAATTTATAGGCAGAAGTATCGTAACCTAAGAAGAAACCTGTGCCAGTATCATAGGCTGTTTGACCACCTCTGATGTAACCAGAAGTGTTTAGTGTGATGTTACCAGCGGTGATTGTCCCTAAATCGGCGGTGATAGCTGATAAGGTGGAAATGCTTAACTTACCAGCAGTAATGGTGCTAGCCGCTATTTCGTTAGCGGTAATTGTGCCAGCAGCAATGTTGCTAGCAGTGATTGTCCCTGCGGCTATTTTGGCAGAAGTAATGGTGCTAGCAGCGATTTGAGATGCTGTGATTGTTAGAGCGGCTATATTTCCAGCTGTGATAGTAGCGGCGGCGATTTCGTTAGTCGTGATTGAACCTGCGACAATGTTAGCTGCGTCAATGTTGTAGGAATTATTGTTTAAAAGAAAGTAAGTCGCTTCAGTGGTGTTATTCTGGGCAATGGCGACGAGTAATTTGCCATCTCCCACGGCTGTGGTGGCTGTGGTAGTAGTTTGATAAGCAGTGGTGCTAACAGCTATGTCTAGGTAAATATAGGTCTTAGCCGCCATATTACCAGTGTTTCCTGATGAGATAGAGTAAGCCGTCCCGTCACTAGCCGTTAAAGTTCCTGAACCCCACGCCACAGTGTCAGCGTCTGTGACAGTGAAAGTACAAGTTTGGGTCCAACCTCGTAGAGCTAATTTAGCAGAGGCAGAAGCGACGGAGTTAGCAAGGAAGTATTGACCATCTAAAGATGAGCCAGCAGTTAAACCTGTAATTTTAACACTAGAAAATCTTGCCGCACCAGTTTTTAAAATATAGGAAGTAGCATTGTCATTATTAGATGTGAATAGTGCTGGTGTTGTACCCCAAAAGGTATCACCATCAGTTTCTACATGAAAGGAATTAGATGTCGTTGTGTCAGGAATGTCAATAGAACCAGCTGTAATAGAACCACTAAAAGTGCCAGTTGCACCAGTGATGTCGCCTCGAAAATAGCCAGAGTCAAATTCTACTGATCCGTCACCATTGATACGCCAACCAGTTGAACCGGCTACATAGCCTGTGGACTGCAAATATTCATCTACATTAAGACTACCAGCGCGCAACTTATTAACAGTCAATGATTCTATTTTACTGCCATTGATGGCATTGGGTTGAAAAACTTGGTTAGTTTCAATTACCTCGTCTTCCATTGAGCCGGGAATGATAAGACGCTCACCCCATTCTGATAGGCCGAGAGCTTGGTTTAGTGGTGATTTAATTCTTGAAATCCCGCTCATAATTTATTATCTGGCAACAAAAGTAATGATAAGCCATAGAACTCAAATGGTTGATTGCTACTATATTCTTTACCCTCTATCTGTAAAAAGTTTCCAGTTAAGGTTTTATCATAATAATTAATAACCTGTGTGAGCTTACCAATGTCAGTAAAAGGCATAATTACTTCATTGTTTTTATCCATTACCCTAAATCTTAAAGTCATTTGTTGTGCGTGCAAACAGTAACTAACAATTTTAATAATAGTTTTAGCAATACTAGGATCACCAAAATCAAAGGCCTTCGTTCGGAAATGAGATAGTACAGGATTGCCATCATCAGTATAAACCTTGCTAGCATCAGTATATTTAGATTTGACATGTACCATACCGTCTGCAACACCCATATACAAGAAATCTTCATTATTAGTTGTGTAACGAGCTAGGGCAGTGACATCATCATATAATTCTCGCCAGCGCCAATAGCCTAATTCGCTATCAAAAATACACATACAGTTATTGTATGATAGCCCATTAGCCTCAGTATCTCCGAGATATAAATAATACTCCTTACCGACTACAGTAGCTCGCCAAGCGCTTGGCGATGAATTAAGTAAAAGCTCTTTAATATCATTAGCAATCGGCGTAGGGCGACCACCTGTTGAAGCCCAGACGTTGTCTTTGTTAGCCCAAATCAAGTAGCTGCCAAGATTAGCAATGGTCCGACCATTTATACAACCAATATCCCAACCCTTGACCTTTGTTTCTTGGTCATAAATATAGGTACTAAATTCTGTAAATATAGCCAACTTATCCCAATTAGTTCCAAGACCAGTAATAGCTTCACTAAAATCAACATCAAAGAAGTCGCTAGCTGGTGTCCACGTAATAGCTCCGGCCGTAGGAATTGACGAAAAGAAAACACGATATGGATAAGCGGTTGCACTGTAATAAGTGTTAGCAACATAAAGACGATCACGATAACGCTTAATAAATTTACCCTGTGGCATTGATGTTACATTGGTTGAAGTGCTAAATGTTGTTCCAGTTAAACTAGCAACTGGCAAGAAAACATTATCAGTAGCATCGTAGCCAACAATGAAGCAATAACCAATAAAATCTTCCATATAAGTCTGAGCACCCTCAAAACCATTATAGGTTGTGCTAACGCTAATGGCTGTCCAAGTGCCGGCATTATTGTATTGAAGAGTTAGGTTTGTGCCAGCACTATTATTAACAGTTGCTAACATCTTTTGCACAGTTGATGATTGACGAAAATTATGAAGACCTGTTATAGCTTTACCTGATTGTAAAGTAGAACCTACCTTAGAATATCCAAGGTCTTTAATGATAGATCCTTTCTTCCAACCTAAATTAACACCATTACAAATAGCTAACTGATTATCTGCCATCAAAAATGGTGACAACTCAGTCGATGGCGGTGTCAAAAAGTTAGTAAGATGGATTGATTGAGCAGGCATTTAATTAAAAATTATAATAAGTAGAATCTTCCATTACAGGCATTTTGTATTGGCTTTCCTTCTTATTGATAGCGTTAGTAAACTCTGCCATAAAGGTTGCATAATTTTCCATATTACGCTTACGCTTTTCAATCTTAGCCGCAATAAATGATGGCATAGCATCAGTAAAAGGAATTTCTGTAGTAGAAGCAAAATCAGTAAACCTAGTTAACTTCTTCAAATACTCCATTGTAATAGAATAACCATTATAGGCAGTGTCTATTGGGCAATTAAAGACAATTTCATTATCAATAGTAATAGTATATTTAGTTGGCAGGCCAGGCACGATCTTATACCAAACAATACTATCAACTGGAATTATTGCTGTTATATCACCACTTGGAATGCCTGACAAAGTATTAGTAGAAGTATCATTAGACGTATAGACAATGTCCATACCATTAATAAATATCGTGCCTACATCGGGTAATTCAGAAGTATTAGTTAAGACAATAGAAGTGGCGGCCACAGAGGCTTGCGTGGCAACAGTAGTCCTAACAATGTTTGCATAAACCATATTCATCTCATCGTTGTCAATATATTTCAAGACCTGACCAGATAACTTTAATGATTTAATACCTTGAACACTGCCTGGATATTTTAGCTCATAAGTTAAACCAGATAAGCTATAAGTATTTTCATACTGCAAAGCTGTTAGAGAAGTGTCATTTTTAACTAATTCAAATTTCCAATCACTATCAGTAATAGCATCTTGACAATCATTAGCATCATTAAGTAATGTTTGCTCACTACTAAACTGACCGCCAACTTCAACCAGTGTATCATCGCAAGCCTTTTTAACAATATCTGAAACAGTCGTGCTACCAAGACCGGTATAATTGACACCTGTGGAATAGTCACTAAAAGCACCTGTAATTGAGTTTTTAAATCTTACAAAACCATAGCCTGTAGTATTGGTAGCATCTCTGTAAAAAGACTCAGTTAAATCAGCATTAATAGCTTGAGTGGCTAAAACTGACTTAGAACCTGTCAAGGTGGTTGAGCGTGAGTATTCTACTTGGTCATAGTCAAGCACAGTAATAGCCGTGTCAGAGTAGTGATCACGAACAGTGTTAGCCGCTAAGGTAATGGTGCTACCAGAGGGGGCGGTTGATGCGTGCGTCTTTAAAATTTCTGCACTAGAATCACCAAAACTTCCATCTAACAGTATGTTGTTGATAGCAATACCGGAGATATTGGCAACAGAAATAGTGCCAGATGAAGCTGGAGAATCAGCTATAAGCCGAGTAGTCTTTTTACCATCTAAAAGACCTAGATTACTTACAAGATAAGTTGTATTTACAATTCTTAAATTAATCATATCAAGAGATTAAATTTCCTTTTAGATCGTAATGTCCCACCTTATTCCAATCATCTAACGTTGTTGGTATTGGCGTCGGAATATAATCAGTCTTTAATCTCATAGCTGAATTTACAAGGACATCAATAGAGTCTCCGATATACAAGCCCTTTCCGTCAACATAAAGCCCTGTCTTTTGACTATTACCTTGCACTAATTGATAAGCGTGATCTTTCTTAAACATATTGATATTATTAGTTTTTTTAATAAGCGATGGTTTTAAAACAGAACCAAACTCATAATCCCAAGCATACTTTTTTCTCGTTTGAGTGTAGTGGTCAAAAATATACCAACACACGCCCTCCTCAGCTTTATACATCATTACAGCGTGGTTCCAATCACCGTCTGGCATAAGTAGTCCATTACCACTTGCATATCGCACAGTGACCTGTAATGGAGCTGACTTAAGAGCCAGTAAAATATCTTCTTTTCTGTCAGTTCTAACCCATTCTCGGTATAAGTTCCAATCATTTAAAAACTCTTTTGCATTATCAAACAATTCTTGAGGTATTTCCTTGTAATACTCGTCCCAACTCTTAGCGTCATCTGTGTATAAATATTCTTCTATTAAACCTATTTTTCTAATAGTGTCAAAAACAGTATCAAGATAATTACCTTGTCTAGTAGTGCCTGATGCCTTAGCAATAAATCTATCTGAGAAGTTTTTGCCAATTCCTGTCTGTTTGAAATGAAGCACTTCTAGGCAGTTGAGAATAGAATAAGTTGTGCAAGCCATTCTGTCATAAGACCACCTATTCTGAAACTCGTCAGTCGGAAGATATGAAGTCCAATTACCGTCTGGGTTGTTAAATTTAAAATCAAGAGGTGTAAGACCTCCTAAAGCCCAATCGTTCAATCTTTGGGGTCGTATTAGAAGACCCTTTGATAGTTCCTCCATATTAATTATTGCTTGTGTATATTATAACACCAATGACAATTACTAGAAACATTGTCAAGAGGATTAAGGAGTATTTAATTAGGTCTCTAAAATAATTCATAAAAAATAGGTGGGAGATTGTTTAATCTGTATCTCCCCTAAACAGATTATACCATACTTCTACCCTATCCCAAAGCTTGAGAAGCTAAGCATTATTTCTACTTCGCACTTAGGGCAAAGTATTACTTCAGGAAAGTCTTTGTCCATCTTAGATGAGCATAGCTGACCAGTTTCCTCACATATCTCGTTTTCTATGCAGTCTTCGCATAGACATTTTCTTTGTGTGCAAGATATTACCTCATTGCAACCAGAGCAGTAAATTATCATTTGTCTAAATATCTCACTTTCTGAATAATTTGCCTGATTTCCACTTTCTTCTTATCTTCCATTTCTTGTATTTCCTGTAACTCTCGGACTGCTTTAGTGTAGTCCAGATAGAGTTGCTCGCATTTTTCAAGATTTGACATTTTATCCTCCAATGTTTGTTCATTTTGTTTCTCCTATTCTAAAAATATCGGTGCGACAATTGATTTTCCTCTTAGTTTATCTAGTAGGAAAAATGTTTGACTTGGTGGCTCATAGGAAGCCTTGATTGACAGTGCATAAGCATTATACCCTATAAGCGAACCATTAGCCAGAAAGTTTCCGCCGTCAAGTCTAGTATGCAGATGTCCGAAGCAGGTATAGTCAGCTTTGATGGCTCTATTCCAACTAGCAATCGCTTTATTAGCTGGAATTGTTAGACCGCCAACACCGCCTTGATAGCGTATGTGTGTGCCGTGCAGAAACCTAAGTTTGTATTTATAAATGCTCAGATAGATTTGACTGCCTGAACCTATTATAAACTTAACCCTTGGCTCTGACTGAAACAAACTAGCCAGATTGCAATACATATAATTCTCGAGAGAGTTTCCCTCCTCGCCAGAAATATGTATTTTCTTGGTAATGCGGGCATGCTTTTTTGTTACCCATTAAGGGGTGTGGTCATTTCTGCCACACTCTGCATATCTCTATGCAGTCCAGACTATATCTTCATTTGATGTCTTGTAATTGAACTTCTACGAGAGTTTTCACTGTGTGTCACCCACTCCATATTAGATATTTCATATCCAATTTTAGGGTCAATCCTATCAACGGACGGAGTAAGTTTGCGACTGTAACCGCTTTTAACCCACTCAGAGTATAACCTCTTTAATGTCTCTGATTGAAATGCCCAGCGATAGAAATCTTCTCTGCTCAACAAGGATTTTCCGACGTAGAGATGTTTTTTGAGCTTTTGTATTCCCAAAATACGACTCTGCATGTTGCGATATTTTCGCATAATAAATCCCTTGAAAGTCTTTTCATAAATTTTATAATAAGGCTTTCTTTTGCTGAGGTAGTCACTCCTAGATTTTGCTCTAACTTTATCACCGTTTTTTCTATGCCATAAAACCCTTCTCTTTAAGTGGCACTGGTGAGAGCAAACCTCTTTTTGGCAGTTCTTAGCGATAAATTCGGAATTACAGATTGAACAATTTTTAGTTTTTTCGTATGTCATACTAATAGTATATCATACAAGATTAACTAAATCAAATGTCTTGCGTATAGTCGTTGAGGGTTCTCCTTAACGGAGTCTTCCCTGCTGATTGACCAATCCTTAACATTTTCACTTTCAGCTTATCTTTTCAGATTACTGTTTCGTAGTTAAGGCTCTAAGGTTGTTCCAGCATATAGCAAGATTTTTTATAGTGGAAACCATGATATTAATTACCACTGTTGCAGGGGATTACCAAGTTGCAATCAGTCTTTTCAAGTAGGTATTTGATGCCTGCTGTAATTATCGACTGAACCTTTTTAATCGCTTCAATCGGTTTTAGGCAAGTATTCTCAAGCAATTCCTCGTGAATATTATTAGAGATAAAGTCACCACCAAGCCACAAGACAATTGTTTTAATCTTAATGTCTCTTTGAAAACCCTTTACCAACTTAACACTATTGACGAAGAAGCTATCGGCTCTCTTTTCAGCTATTCTCAGATTAAAAGTATTTAATCCGTTAATAGTCTTCGGATTGACCAACTCCTCAATATGCCAGTCACTAGCTAAGATAATGGCAGTAGCTTCAGATTGGGCTAATTTAGCCTCTACAATCGTGTAACTATCCTCTGACTGTCTTATCTCGTGTATGGCTTCAACCTCTTTGCTTAGGGCTTGTATGACTTCAAGAGAGGCTTTATACCTTTTCTTTAAATCACCAGACTCTAACTTGCTAGAAAGAAAGCTAATGTCTTTCTTGACATCGCTAGTTTCGTCTAACTCAATCATTACTGACTCCTATAAAATGTAAAAGAACTGATTTTATTTATGCGTTTTTTGTTTTTCTTTTTGGATAAACTTTAGGTGCTGGAGCAGATTTAGGCATTGTCTTACTTGCTCTTAGATTAATTTTCAGTGGCTTTAATTTAATTTTCATATATTTTATTTATTTATTTCATCATCACTTACGGCAGTTCTTTTAATCCACTCAATATCAGTGGACATTTTACTTAAATTAACATTAATAGCTGTTAAAGCTGGCCAGATAGTTGTTTGCATTGAGTTCTGATAACCATCTAGCTTAGCGTTGAGAGTAGTAAGTTGCTGTTGTTGAAATCCAAAAGCAATGGATAAAATCGTCAACAGTAATCCGATAATCCACTTGAATAAATCTATTGTCAGTCCTCCTACGCTCATACTATTTAGGCTTAAAGTAACTATGGATTGGCAGAATGATGACCATTAAACCACTGATCGCCTCTACAAGCCTCATAGTGGCATCAGTCAGTCCATTGACATCTAAGTCTAACTGCACCCCTAAAACTGGCAAGACAAGGGCTATAAAGCCGAAAATGGCTGTCCAAACTCTGCGATGTTGTAATGCTTCTAATATTTGCTTCATATTTTTAATTATTAATTTTTATTATTAAACTGTAGCAGCTCCGTTTTTAGTCTTTGTGCTAGCAAGAGCTAGTCCGTTAAATGTTTTTACGCTAGCAAGAGCAAGTCCATTTGATGTTTTAACAACGGCAGATGAGCCTTCTGTGTAGTGGACAGTGATACGAACATAATCAACATAGTTTTGGTATACATCACTAGATTGACCAGTTCTTATTTCTACCACAATGCCATTTATTGTAGCACCAGATGGTATAGAAAATCCGAAGTTTGTAGCTGTTAAATAGTGTGATACTGGACTTCCCGTATAATATTTTGAGCTAAAAGCAAATCCAAATCCAGAGTTATTTATATCACTGTATGACCAGGTCGTTCCCCACAAATATGATGATGTGCCGTAAGTTAAAACGGACATAGATGATGGAGATGAACCATAGTCAGGAAGTGCTGCTCCGGTAGATTGGTCAGTCCCTGTTATGGTTCCTCCTTTAATTATTTTGACGCTGTTTTCATTATTTTTATTACCAGAAGTTGCATAAGCAAAATCACCAGAAACTTTAATATTATTTACATTTGTCCAAGCAGTTGTTCCAACAGATGCATTATCAGCGGCTGTTCCTGGATATAGTGGACCTTGCGAAGCCATACTAAACTAGACCGATATACTCGGACTTAAAATTATTTTTAATCTTTGTTTGGAGAGCGACATAGCTCTCGTCGTTTTCTTCAATAATTCCAATGTCAATAAACCTTTTCATACTTCTTAATTTATTCACATCGTCAATAAATTCGGTTTGTGCAATCTTTGCTTCATCGGCTTTTTCAGCTTCAGCTTTAGCTTCAAATTCAGTTCCAATATCAATCTTTGTTGATAGTTCTTTAAGTCCGTTAAGATGCTTTAATTTTCTATCTATCTGTTCGGTTATCCAATCTTCGGTTTGTTGTTGGTTATTTTGAAAAATCTCCTTAACTTCATCGTTAGCCTCCTCATCTCTAAAGCGGACAGCTATTGATAGCATTCCTCTTACAAATTCTTTTCCTATAATTTCTGCTTTATACATATATTTATGGTTAATTTAACTATGTGTGGGTTGTGTAGTCTGAGCTTGGATTTAAGAACATTTCATCAGCCGTTAATGCGAATCCAACTACACGGATAACTACATCGGTTGTGGTTGGTTGTGTTTGGGTTACAGAACCAGCAGTTTCAGAGGCGTAAATTGGGTTATTGATTGTGAATGATGGGAACTTAGCGTCAGCTCTTATAATGCCGTGTAGTAGAATTGTGCAAGCATTGCCATCAGTTCCTGCAACAACCACCATACCCAGTAAACCTCTGGCATCACCGTCAGCACCAGAGGCAGCATTAGCATCAACTGCTTCCCATCTGCTGTCAGTTGGGTCTAAATAAACAAGGTCACCGAATGCCTGAGTGTAGCCAGCAGTTCCAGCAACAGTAATACCTGTATATTTTCCGTCGGCAGAACCTGCTGGGTCAAGAGCAATAGTAGTGTTTTCAGCAAGGGTTATAGTGCCACCAGTAGTAAACGCCGAAGGGGTAGTCAAAGTAGGGCTTGTCAAGGTTTTATTAGTCAAAGTCTGTGTTCCGCCAACAGTCACGACTGAAGCCGAGTTAGTGCCAGCATTAGTGACACGCAAGTCACCTGTGCCAACAGTCAAGATACCAGATGAGTGAGTAGCTACCCAGTTAGTATTACCAAATCTTAGTGTGGCTGTGCTGGCTAAGTATAAATCAGCCCAGCCGTTACTTGATGCTCCCAGAAGAGTTGTATTATCTGTAGTTGGAACTAATGCAGTATTATCAATATAGACACCGATTGGGTTTATAGTCATTCCTAGGGTCATAACCCCAGCCAGAGTGGAAGAAAGCTTTAATTCCCCAACTTCTGTTCCAGCTGCAGATGATAGTGAACTGCAAGTAATTCTCGCAAACTCTGTTTGAGTGCCAGCGTCATTAGATAGTAATAAAGACTGATAAGCTTCATCTCCACTAGCCCCAGGAGTAGCCCTATCTCCCTCAAATCTAGCCACCTGAACAGATGCAGAGTCTGTATTGTTAATGAAAGTGGCTGTATTACCAGCATTGGTAAAGGTAGATGTTCCCAAGAAAGCTGGAGCTGTCTGCATTGCTACAACTGTTCCAGTTCCAGTCAAGGTATATTCTCCAACTACGCCAGAATTGTTATACAAAATACGAGTATTTGTTCCTGAAGTAATAGTAGTAGAACCAACGGTTATGCCACTTCCACCCGTAGCAGTAATTGTAGTGCCTGTAATAGTGAGTCCAGACCCTGCTGTTAGCCAAGAAACAGCACCAGCACTGTCGTCCCAAAACATAATACTGTCAGCGTTAGGGTCAGCAAGACTAGCACCAGTTCCACCATCAGCAAGAGCCACATCTGTGCCACCTGCGTAATAAACAGCCGAGCCAGAAACAGTTGGAGCATTTGTGCTTTCAATATCAGTAGCCCACAATTTAGTGAGTCTAGCTCCAGTCGCACCGATAGTCTGACCAACAGTTTGGTCTGTAAGAACCGCACCAGTGAGAGAAGTTAGGTAGGTGTTTGTGTCGATGCTTAGTGTTCCGTCACCTCCAGAAGTCTTAACAAAACCATTAGAAGTTAGGTTAGAAAGTTTAGCAATGTTTTGAGTGGTATTTACTGTGATTGTGTTAGTTGAACGAGTAAGACCAGTGGAAAAAGTAAGAGGGACTTCATAAGCCGAGGAAGCTGTGTAAGCAGCAGAACCGAGCGTTCCACCTGCACCGATAGCTAGAGTAGAGCCGTCAGTGGCGGTAAAGGTAATGGTGTTACTTGCTGTTAGAGTCTTGCCATTAGCAATAGTTAATGTAGCAGAAGTGGCTGGAGCAGTAATCGCTACTTTATTGATAGAGGTGGCAGTAGCAACACCGAGAACTGGAGTGACTAAGTTGGGAGTATCAGCAAAAACCAACGCACCAGAACCAGTTTCGTCACTCATCACCCCTTTTAATTGCAGGGAGGTAGTAGCAGCGAATTGCGAGAGAGGATTAGATGTTAAAGCATCTCCGCCTCCGGATAATGTAAAAAATTCAAGCGCTGTTTCAGCGGCATTAACTCTAACTACCTTAAGAGTTTGCCCTGTGTATGAACTTGGAGCGTCTGTTAACGCGGTAAAAGTAGTCGCTCCGCTGCCAGAGAACGTTCTGTTAATAATAGTGCCGCCGACTTTAGCTAGACCTTGATTAGACCCACTGTTAGCAAGCAGATCTAAGGCTTGAACTAATAATGTTTCACTATTTGTAAGTTGATCGGCTGTTCTTGCCATATACTAAAGTTTAATATTTAGTCCAAGTTCTTCGTAACGCTTATTTAATCTTTCTTTGTATAAATCCAACAGACTTCTTTCCCCTTGATTATCCAAAGCCTTCTGATTTAATTGTTTTTCAAATTCTGATAGTGCCTTTTCTTTCTCCTCAACATTAGCCAGTCTAACCGCACAATCCTTAGTGATTGATTCCAAATCTAGCTTTGCTTGTGCTATTTTTTCATTGACTCTATCCAAGAAAGACAGCGCTTGACTAACTTTAGATTGAGTATTCTGCAAAGTTTCTTGTGCTGACACTTCTTCTTGCAATTTTTCATATCTATTAGATTCTATCTTAGTTATTTCTGACTTCAACGATTCCTTTTTATCACTAATCCTACTACAATCACTTTCAATTTGGTTTATTATAATTTTATTAGTTTCAATAATAGCTTGCTGATCAGCTATTTCATTTTTTAAGAAATTACTACTTTCAATCAGCTTTCTATTTTCACCAATCAACGATGTATTAAGAGCCTGAGTTTCGGCAGTCTTCTGTATTGCATCGACCAAGCCGTTTTTAACGCGTTCATATTCTGATCTGATACTTTCTGTATCAGCCTCATATTTCTGTCTCAATAAGACTTGTCCAGTCCTAGTAATCATATTTAGACATTATCAACACAAGTCACGGTAACAGTGATGGTACCAGCAGAAATAGCAGTAATGTTAAAAGTCAGCCAATCAACACCGTTAATATTGACTTCGTAGAGCTGACAAATATCAGTACCGGCAGAGGTAACGCCAGTTGCGCCACGAACAGGAGCTGAGCTATCAGCTAATGTTGCAAGTTCTAAGTACCCCCAGGCATTAGTAGCCGAAGCAGCTGAAGTAAAAGTTGGGTTAGTGTCACCGATAGCACCTTGACATTTCAAAGTGAAGTTAGCGCTACTAGCAGTAGCTACGCTGACAACCACGTTTCTGAAATCCTTAACATCAATGATGTTGCCGATACCAGTAGTGGATTTAGCGCTCATGATTGTATAAACTTTTCTGTTTCTCATAATATTTTAATTTAAAGTCAATTTAATACTCATTATAAGACACCCTATAAGGGTGTCCTAAATGCTTACTAAGCAGCAATAACGAGAGCACCTGGGTCGATAGGAATCCAGCGAACTAGCCATTTAGTTGCACCAGTATTAGTTGCGGCACAGCTTAGATCGATAGTACCAGCTGCAACAATCAACGGGGCGGCCTGAGCTACGCCAGCACCAGAAGTAGTGGCAACCATAGCGTTAGCCAAAGTACCAGTAACAGTGTAGATAGTACCGACAGCGTCAGCGGTGATGTCATTAACAGCACACAAATCAACGTCAGCACCGACAGTTGGATTAGCAATCAACTTAGTATTGTTAGCTTGAGTTTGCACAACAGTTGTAACTTCACCAACGATGTCTAGCAACTTAACTCTACCGGTGACAGTAAAGTAAGGAGTAGCAGTAGTAGCAGGTAAAGTTGCGGCAGCGCGCAAAGTCACAAATGAGCCATCAGCTTGCTGACCATAGGCAGGACGAGCAGTGATTTTTCCTGTATGCATCAAGGCTAACTGAGCTAAAGTTGGAGCAGTAGTGAAACCTGGAGAAACAAGGATTACGTCACCGCGACCAGTAGTACAAGCAGCGATAGCGGTAGCCCAAGTAGAGTAAAGGCGCTGAAAACCGTCAGCATCAGGAGTCCATAACTGAGTTATGATATCGTAGTTAGGGTCGGTTGAAGCTGCTAACATGATAACCTTACCACTAGTGTAAGGGATGCCAGCCATAGCGCTCATGCCGTAGCCAGTATTTTGATTAAAGTTCATATAGGTATCTAAAACAAAAGCCACCGCCCACCGAGATCACCAATTAAGGGATTGCTCCTTTCGTTTTATTATTTACTTATTTATTAAGCCGTCCCATCACCTTTTGAGATTTTGAACCAAGCACCAGAAACGATAACGATGCCGTAACCACCACGGCTACCAAAGAGTTGGTCATCAGTACTAAACTCTTCAGCATTACCACCTGGAGTAGAAGCCTTCATGCGTGGCTCTTCCCAAATACCGAGGTAGAAGTTAGAAGCAGCGCTGGAAGCAATACCCCAGTAATAACGCTTAGTAGTATCAATAGCACCGGCAGCAGTAGTAGCAACACGAGGTAAGATAACGTGCTTGTACTTAGAAGCATAGACGTTAGTGACACCGGCGTTAGAGCCAGTAATATCAGCAGTAGACTGCAAATATTCCTTAGCGGTATTGACAGTGTTTGGCTCATCAGTGGTCCACAAAATGTTAAATTCCATGACCATCTTTTCGCCAAACTGGTTCAAGGTTTCTTCAGTCACCAAACGTTCAATACCTTCCAAAGCACCCTTAGAAAGCTTTGGGTTGTTGGCAAGAATGTTACGATAAGTGGCAGAAGAACCGCGCAAAGTGTGAGCGGTGGAAGCTAAAGCCAAAGTATCACCAAGAGTAGTGTCAACAGTATTACCATCCATGTCGGTATAAGAAGTCGAAGCAGCGAAAGTGATGCGGTGAGAAAGATCTAAATCCATTCTCTTAGCAACCTGAGTAGCGGAGCCTTCAAGACGAGCCACGACCTCTGGGTACTTGTTCTGGGTCTTCATTTCATAAGTGATACCAATATCCATACCAACGCGCTTCATGGTCATCACCTTTGAGTAACCTTGCTGCACGCGAGCACGTTCGGCTTGGTTGCCCTCGCCCTTAGTTTTGGCGTATTCTTCGGTATCAATTTCGCTAAATTCGCGAGTATTACCAGAGTTTTGGCTGATAGGATATTCCTTAACCAAACCAGAATTACGCATGACCTGTGGCACGCTCATGTAAGCTTTGCCCCAGATAACCTCGGCCAACTTGGTAAAGTCGGACAATGATAGAGTATTTAGTTCCATATTGTGGATTGTGCTCTTTTAGAGCGCAATATTAATTATTAAGCTTTGACCTTACCTAGAGCACCGATATTTAGTACGAAGTGACCTTCGGTTGCACTAAGATATTTGACACACAAGGCGATGTCCAAAGAAGATGCACTTTGGTCGATGCCAGAACCGTCATCAGCAGTGGTAAGATCGAAGTACAAACCAACGGATGAAGTTGCGAGGGTACCTTGAGCCACAGGAGCGCGGTACACGACATTTTGTTCAACTGGGACTTCTACAGGAATTAACTTAGCAGAAGCATAGTCGGAGTCAGTAGAAGCGATAGTCTTACGAGCAACACCAATGATATAAAAGCTATCAACAGTGTTAGTAGCATGCACCAAAGTGCCACTAGAGAAGGCAACGAGGTTGCCAGAGGTAATAGCAACAGAAGCTGCTACAGGCAAGTACATCATTTTAGTCTTGCCGGAGACTTTTCTAAAAGCCATATAGTTATTTATTAATACAATGTTTATAATCCCTATTACACAACAAAAAACACGACTATTGTGTAATATTCGTGTTTGATGACGCAGTTTCTGCTCTGCGAAGAAATATGTCTCTATTTTAACGCGGCGAGAAGCCTCGTATAAGTTGTCTTTATAATACTATATTACTATTTTTCAGTAACAGTGTCAACACCTAATAAAAGATTGATGTTTATTGCATCTCCGCCACTACAATTAAAAGTCTTTCTAAACAATTCTTCACGCAAATTATGAGCCAATGTCTCCATAGCGATACCAGTACTGTTAGCGAAATACTGCTCAAGACCATAATAAGCCAACTCGGCCAAGAATTTTCTAGCAAAGTAGGCATTGATATTATCAGTCACATTACCATTACCCTTTTCTTCTGACTTAATAAGGTCAAATAATTCCTTATTAATAGTCACAGCCGGATCACCAGCAAATTCTACAGTAATAGTCTTTTCATCTTTTTCGGTAGTCATTTTAATCTCTTTGTCTCCAATAAACATAAATTTTAGTTGATAAATTTATTATTAATTTCGTATTCACGACCATCTTCGGTACGAACTTTGAAAATTATATCATTAGTGCCTTGTAACTTAGTTTCGGAGATAACATCAGCCTCTAAATGCACAAAATGACGATTAAAAATAACCAAATCCATTTCCTTAGAAGTTTTATCCTCTAAATGAATACGAATACGCTGATCCTCGCCCCAAGCACCAGTTTTAGGACTTTTTTCAACAGTATTAGCGGTCATATCATCCCATGAAATGACAACTTTTCCTTCAATAGTGCGTAATCGTACAACCTTACCTTTGCCACCCTTGTTATTTTCATCAAATCTAGCTAAACGTGACTTTTCCGCAGCAAATTCTACACGCTTTAAACGCTCCATCAGTTCATCTAATTGTGATTTTTTGATAGTAACGGTTTCCGTAGTATTGGCAGTTACAAAAGTAGCTGGATCAGTACTAGTTTCAGTATCAATTACCAATGTCTGTTCTGGTTTTTTCATATTATTTATACATTAATTATTTAATACCCATATCAGCTTCAGTCAGACCCATCTTTTTACCAACCTCAATGGCATCAGAACTCAACTTATCACTAGAACTAGAACGAGTAGGAGCTGAACCGCTACGATTATAAGCAGCATTAATAGGATTAGCACTGCGACCTCCTACAGACAAGGTGTAGGCTTCTTGCATTAGCCTGCTAATCTCTGAACGAGATTTAGCATTGTCAGCATCTTTGAGACGGTTAAAATTAAGCTCAACTTTTTTACGCAATTCAGTATCTTCGCCAACCAAAGAATCAAGAACATCATTCTTTACCTCGTTAGCAAAGCTTTCTGTAAAAGCTTTCTGATCAGCCTCTAACTTTTCTTGTTGCTGTTTAAGAGAAAGTTCAGTAGCTGTTAGCTTTGCTTTCTCATCCTCAGTCATTTGCTCCAGCTTGCGAAAATTAAAATCTTTGTTCTCGAGCTTTTCCAATTTAGATTTTGTTTCTGCCAGTTGTTCTTGGATTGTTTTAACTTCTTCTGGTGGCAAAACACCTTCAATCACTTCGCCATCGGCGTTGTATGCTTCAAATGTCATATTTTGAGTGTACAGTTGTTAACTATACACTATTAATTAATTAAATTATCTCTTGTTCATCTTCCTTAGACATTTGTTCTTCTCGTTTCAAACTGTCCAAATATTGAACATGATAATTTTTAATTAACTCCATAACACCAGCAATACCTAACATCTTTCCGCGACCCTCTGCCAATTCTTCAACACTATGACAATTAGAAATAGTATTTAATATTTCTTCCGTATAAACATGATCACAAATCTTACCGAAATACTGATTGTTGTAAATGACACTACACGCCGCTAATAAATCACGTCTATCGTTTTGCGAGAGGTTATCAAGATACTTCTCCGAATCAAACGACAAAAGCGACATGGCCTTATCTATTGTTTGTTTGTTTATCATAAATTATTGAGGCATAGCAGCCGTGCCTAGCCCTCTATTTAATTGAGCACCTAAACCACCATTATCACCACCACCCATTGCGGCCGGAGTTGGCATTGGTTGCACACCGCTAACAAAGAACTTATCAGGATTTTGCTTAGACAAAACTCCAAATCTCTTTTGTAGGTATGGCAAGTTCACCGACTGCGGTCCGAATAAAGTAATAGCGTCCTGAATAGTTTGTTTGAATTGAATAAACTCTAAATCAGAGCTGGCTTTCTCTGTCGGTGCAATAGTGATGTACCAAAAATATTTCATCTTTGCTACGTCAGGGTGCATGTAGGTTTTACGCACAGGCGTACGCATCTGTTGCGACAACTGATCTTCTTCTTCCATGATTTGTTCCGGTGAATAAGCAGCGGCATCAGGAGTAAAAGAAATAATCTTTTTACCCATACGCGTATCTTCCATTTGTGAGTCAACAATAAAAGTTTTAAAAGTATCTTCTAATTGACCGGTCAATTCATTAACCTTAGCGTCCTGCTTCTTAGTCCAATTAGTTAAAATATTATAGATACGCAACCACGACAACTGTTTTTCAAGGTTAATAATACCGTAAATAACCAGACCTAATTTCATCATCTGTTGCTTCTTCAACTCCAAAATCTCTGTCGCTGTCTGACGACCGCTAGTCTGATCTCCAGCAAAAGCTGGACTGACAGACTTCTGATCAACAATATTTTTAATAAACTCAAAAGCTGCAAACTCCGACTGTGACACGCCATTATTATCACCGATAGGAGAGATTTTGTTAGGATCAATTTGGTTAGTTATTTCTCCGGCATTAAATATCTTGCGCGACAATACGCGACCAGTGTTATTAGCCAGCGGTGGCATATAAGACTTTTGTGTCTTAAGCACAATCAACTTCAACATCTCATCAAGCACACCCTGATCAACTTTAGTCTTGGCTGGAATAGACTTAGAGTAGGCAAAGAAATTAGAAATAGGATAAATATCACCTTTAGCAATGGTGTATTCACCAGACGGAGATACAGCCTCCAGCGGAAAGCCGGCAGGCAACATCATCACGCCATTCAACATAATCATAAACTCGTTCGCCCACTTATCCTGAAATTTAATCACCTCGACATAATTCTCTTGTTGTTCCTCTAGTGTCCAGTGACGATAGGTAGAGTCTTCAGTCGGAGCTACTTTAACAACTTTCTTAGGCACAAACTTCCAACGACTCCAATTTTTATAAATAGTTTCCGCCTCAGCATAAGACATGACCTCAAAAGTATAGAGATACGGCTGTTTCTTAATTTCAAATTCTCTGATGTTACCGAGAAAAACTTTATCACCACGCATCAGACGTGTCTGACAACCACAAAAGCCGGCAATATCTTTAGGTGTCCACTTAATCTTTTTCACATCCACGCCATTATACCAATCAATATCAGCCAATTTCTTTTGCACGCGCGTTTCTTCCACCCATAATTCCTCGACAAAACAAGTTCCTTGGTCTAAAAGCTCCTTATAGATAAGCATGCGCTTAGTATCATAGTCTTCAATTTCACGCGACTTCTTAACAAGGTCTTCAAAATTACGACCCAACTCATCAACTTCCATCTGGTCTTTATCAAAAGCTATGATGTTCGGTTCAAGATTATAATTTAAAATAGCTGACAACAATGTATTACCCTTTTCCTCAGTCGTACCAGTAACAATACGCGTATCTTCCGGATTTTTCTTAGGCGGAATATAAGAATTGGCAGCCTTGAGATTAGAATCGTAATACTCCTGATAGTTCTGATCATTAATTTCTTTGTGAGCAGTATTTCTATCCGTCTGAGCATTAATCAGCTTTTTCATTAAAGAAGCACGGTAAAGAAGTTCCTCCTCACTATAATCAGGAAATTCCGGCTGAAGATTTTTTTGATTATCTTTTAATTC